ATGGACTGGTGCGTTGGTGGCAAAACCTGTTATACTGTAGTCAACACATTGGGGCTGATTCTGGATTCGACGGGATTTGCGAAACCCAAGGTGCATGCCGAGGGGAGGTTTGCCTCGTTAAAAGCCTCAAAAAAATAGTCGCAAACGACGAAAACTACGCTTTAGCAGCTTAATAACCTGCTTCGAGCCCTCTCTCCCTAGCCTCCGCTCTTAGGACGGGGATCAAGAGAGGTCAAACCCAAAAGAGATCGCGCGGATGCCCTGCCTGGGGTTGAAGCGTTAAAACTAATCAGGCTAGTTTGTTAGTGGCGTGTCTGTCCGCAGCTGGCAAGCGAATGTAAAGACTGACTAAGCATGTAGTGCCGAGGATGTAGGAATTTCGGACGCGGGTTCAACTCCCGCCAGCTCCACCAAAAAAGCATGGACAGTGGCAGGACGGAGGCTTTAAAACCAATAAGTTAGCCACTTATCCCGGACAGCGACCAGACGCAGAAGGGACATAAAAGGATACGCAAAGGAGCCGCGGCTCCAGAGTGACAGAAAGCCCGCTGATGCGGGCTTTTTTGTTTTTATATCGCCGGACAGTCGTCGTCACGTCCCACGGCATTGATCAGCGCGATAACCGGCCCAATAACCGTCACGCCGTCCAGGGCCTCCCCTTCTATCGCTTCGCCTTCTTCCGTTATCAGCGCATCACCCATCCAGCGGGCGAACTGGTTGTAGCCGTCGACGTTTATCAGCAGCACAATGCCGGGCTCTGGCCGCCGCGATTTATCGATCACGGCCCAGCCGCTCGACGTCTCAATCAGCAGCGTATTGCCGTTTACGTTGAATAACTCGTTCAGGCACAGCGGGCGTTGAACGTAGTCCTGAGCCGGAGAGGGAAACCCCATTTACATGATCCTCCCCATGCCGATCATGAAATAGCATCGGTCCTCCCCCTCATGCGGGGTGTAGTCTCTGAAGTATGTCTGGTACCGAGCTATCCACCGGTTCGCCTGCTCCATAGACCAGTGATGATGGTGCGCTTCCAGCTGCTTTACAAAATCAGCAGTGGTTACGATAAAGCCTCGTTTTGGATCTGGTTTAACGGCTGCGGTGAACGCCGCGCCAATGTCGGAATATTTAGCCACTCTGTGCCCCCCCTGTTAAATACTGTATGTATAAACAGTAGTTTCAAAGGGAGGCCAGATCAAGACGGTGAAACCTATTGATCGCTATTAGCAGCCGGGTCAATCAGCTGCTGAACCAGTAATTTCAGGGCATCGAGCTCTTCGTGAAGTTTTTTATTGTCCTCTCTGAACGCTTCATTTTCATCCATAAGGGCCAGAATTGCTTCATGGTGCAACGCGGCGGCCACGCCTGCGGTGTCAGGGAAAAGCACATCTTTAATGACCTCCCCATCTGCCATCGTCAGGCTCATACCGTTGGTTGTCACTGCATCCGGGAATACGGCCTGGACATCCTGAGCGATAAAGCCGATGCCAAAGTTGCCGCTATCCTTACGTTCCCAGGTACAACCCTTAATGGCCCGCATCTTAACAAGCGGGTCCTCAATACGGGCAATTTTGTCCTTGATGCGCACGTCAGACGAGTTAACCCACGAACCGTTATTAGCGTAGGCGCTGCCGTTTGCGCTGAAGGCCCAGTTAGACGTCAAAGCCCCTGCGTCTGATGTGTGCCCGATTGCGTATGACCGCTCTGAGGTAGACGCCGCCAGCCCTGTAAAGAATGCCCCCGCTGCTACCCCTGTATAGACATAGCGGTGAACTGTGTCAGTAAAGAATGATCCGTTAGATGTAATGTTATGGTTAAATGCAATAGGGGAATTATTCCAGCCCGAGAATACGCCCCCGTATCCTGTTGTAGGAACATCGTTGTAGGTAATACCGTAGGAGCCTTTAGCGAAACTATAGCGGGATGTCAGGTTGGATGCACCGGCAGCTGGCAACGCGCCAAGGTTCGTCAGTGCAGCTGCAGCCGTCGTTGCCCCGGTGCCACCTGATGCAATGGGCACTGCCCCGTTGGTCCCTTTCTGAACCAGTGATTGTTGCGCAGGCACAGTAACAGATGTGCCATTGATGGTGATCGTCACATTCCCTGTGCCGGTCATCACATCAGCAAAACCGCTCATGTACCGCTGGTACATACCGAACGTCTCGGCAATGTCCTGTGCGAGCCCGTCCACGCTCAGGCTGTCGCTCAGCAGAATAGAATAACGGGTGCCTGCCGGGATCGCCGGATTAACCGCGGGCGTCACGGCCAGCTGCGTGGCGCTGTTGACCGCCGTGATCTGAAAGACCTGCACCGGGCTGGTCATAACAATGACGGTGCAGCCGTTACGGATCAGACTGCCAGCCGCTGCGAAATTAGTACCGGTACCGGTGAGCGTGTTGCCGCTGCCGGCGATCGTGCCAGTAGTGTAAATCATGTTTTCTCCGGGCAATAAAAAACCCGCTCGCGGCGGGTTCTGTGTGGAATATACGTTGCTGTCAGTCGTAGTTAGCGAGATTCAGCGCGTAAACGCTGTTTTTCATATTGTGGTAGACGAGGTTAGAAACACCGCTTCCGGCGCTGCCTCCGGTCAGTGCCTGGGCGATCTGCGTGGTGCTGCCGTTGAATACAGCTGAAAAAAAGTACTGCGAAGACCAGGGCCGCGTCCCGCCATCCATGATAACGCCTGTCGCCAGACCCGACATGGCCGGAACGATGCCATATTTACCCGCGAGGGTGGTGTTAATCGAGAACCCGGCGCTGTCGCTCCCGTTGGTACCGATCGCCTGAACATCCGTTAACACCCTGGTCTCGTTTGTCAGGATGCATGTTCCCTGCTCGTCCCAGATTGCTATTCCCCACGCGGGCAGCGTCTGTGCAAAAATCGTGAAAAAATACACGAATGCTGTTCCGTTTCCGGAGGCGTTTTTAAATGTCACAGTGCAGGTGTTCCCGCTCACGGTATAGCTGGTCGTGCAGCTGATGGTGGTGTACACAAACGGGATGACCGGGCGACCTGACTGGAATGTCTCCGATATCACTGTTGACGCGCCACCGGCGAAAACAGCAGCCTGCTTCCTGCTGTACATCGCCAGTGGTATCGACTGCGGCGTAATAAACGGCGCGCCGTTCTCGGTTACCAGCAAAGCTCCCCAGTCCATTAAGCGGCCCTCAGATAAGCGATAACGAAGCCATTAATCGCCGGATAGGTCCCGGCACCAAAATTATTATCCGCCGCCGCCCCCAGGGTAATCGTGCCTCCTGACACCGTAATGGAGCGGCGCGCAGTGGTGTAGCTGTCGCTGGCGGTTACATGCAAAAACTCCAGCATGAACCCCGCCGGTACCGTATAACTCGCCGCGCCCGACTGCTGCCCGGCGGCTACTGAAAAAAAACCCAGCACGCTTATCGGCACCAGCCCGTAGTTATTCGGGTTGCCGTTGGCATCCCACGTCTGGATCCCCCACGCCATCAGAATACCCCCGTAATTTTGCCGATCTGCACCCTCAGACGATTGGTGTCACGAATACTGATAGTGGTATTGGTCTGCTTCATCCCGCCAGCTCCGTCACTTCCATAGTTCTGCATTGTCCCGTCTTTACCCCAGCGCCAGCCAGCCGTGCCTGCAACGTAATTGTTAGACTGCAGCGAGTCAGTAATTTTACCGAACTGGATGCTGGCATCCCTGAAGAAACCATCGTTGATGAACGTCTGCCCGTTCTGAATGACAAACGGCAGCGTTACTGCGCCACCTGCCTGGCTCATCACAGCAAACCGGTCGGCGAGGAATATCACCTGAGACTGCATGCCTGACGGCGTATTCTGCACCCCCAGCCCCATCCCGGCGGCATACTTCACGCCGTTAGCATCTACCCCAACCTTTATGCTGAGCATCGCATTCAGATTGTTATTGATATCGGCAGTTGCCTGGGCGTTCGTGGTAACAGCTGCGCTGACGCCACCAATGGAAGCTGTCAGGGAGGTAATCTGTGACGCAGTAGACTGCCGGTAATCAGCGACCGTCTGGCTGACGCTGTTGATCGAGGCGACTGCACCATCAACGCGGGAGGACATCTGCAGCAGAGATTGTGCTGAGGCTTCCCGGTCGCTGGCTGCCACCGTATCGATCCGGTCAATCTGGGCGCTGTTGGCAGCATTCACCGCCGTCAGGGTCCGCCGGGCACTGACCTGCGCCAGCGTGTTCTGAATCAGGGCGATCGCCGTATTCTGCACGCTGCCGCTGGCCTCCGACGTCTGACCCTGAAGCTCATCAAACCGGGAGGCCGTGGCGCTGTCCAGCGTCGTGACCACCTGATCCAGCTCGGTAATCGCTGCGGTGTTTTGCGCCACCTGCTCAGTAGCGGCATCAGCTGCATCACTTGCCGCATCGGCTTTATCAGACGCGGTTTTGGTGGCCGCCGTCAGCTGGTTAACCGCCGTCGCCCGGGCTTCCGTTTCGCTGGCCAGCGCCTGGCGCACTTCGGTAATGCCCGCCGCGTTCTCCTCCGTTGACGCCTCAAGACGGGTAACGTCTGTAACCCGTGCCTCCGTCTCAGTGGCGATCACCTCGCGCAACTGCTCAAACTGAGCCGAGTTTGCACCCTGCTGGGCAGACTGACGGAACACAACTTCGGCGATAGCCAGCGCGTTCTGGATAACGCCCTCGGCAGTTTCCCGGGTTGCGCCGACGGCGGCGGCCAGCTGGTCAGCATTTTCGGCAATGGTGGCAGCCAGATCGGCCACCGTCTGACTGGTCTCTACGGCGTTCTCGATCAGGTCCTGGAAAACAGCCGTGTCCTTCATCTGCTCCAGAATGTCAGCCGCGATTGCGCTCACATCGATGGAGGATGTCCCCATTACCCAGTCAGTCCAGTCCCCGGCATTGCCAATACGATCCACCAGTCGCGCGCGGTACCACTGCCGGACGCCTGCAGGCATCGGCCCATGCTGATAGCTGGTTGCAGGATAAGGGACGGTGGCCAGCGTCAGCGGGTTCGCCTTGTCGTCTGTGGTGGCACGCTGTAGTTCGGTATAAGCCGTGTCGCCAGCGCCATCCGGGAATGCCCAGGTAACGTTGATGTTCCAGACCACATCGTCGCTCGCCAGCAGGTTCTGCGGCGTGCCGGGTTTGCCCGTTTTCCCGGTCAGGTAGGTCGTGTCAGCGTAACCCCACGGCGAACTTGACTCCTGTGCGTTCAGCGCACGCACCCGCACATCGTAACTCCCGGTGTAGATGCCCTGCACCGTAAACCCCTGGGCGCTGGTCACCGGAACGTTAACCCAGTCGCCGTTGTCTTTGCGCCACTGAGCTTGGTACCGAATCGCACCTTCAACACGGTCCCAGGACACATTCATGGTGGCGACCGTCAGTCCCTGCTCGATATGATCGGTTTCTGTGATGACGATATTCTTCGGCGCCGGAATAACGCTGATCGGCGTAACGGTCACCGGCGCAGGGGTAATGCGCACACCGTCATCGATGTAGCGGTATTTATCCGGATCATGCTGAACCGCAGTGATAGTGAAACCACCATTGCTGTCGTCATTCGCCCGGATAGATGTGACACGAAAATACTGAATAGCCAGGTTATCGCTGTCGATAGCCCAGACAGCGCCTGGCTCCGGCGGCAGCCTGAAAGAGGTAGTGACCGTCACCGTCTGTTTGTCCGCGCTGACTGATGCGATCGTGCGAGTCTGCGCTTTGCCGTCTGGCAGGTTAACCACCAGGCGATCACCGGCAGCGTAATCAACGGGGCGATCAAGCACAACGCTGCGACCGTTCACTGCCCGGACGCGCCCGCCGTTTTGCTTGCCAGCGCGGAACGGATCCGCGATACCGATAATTTCAGCCGGCAGCGGAATGTAACCGTCCAGCCCAACGCCAAACGAAACCGTTCCGTCGCGGGCGTTAGACAACAACGCCCAGCGGCCCCGGCGGTGCGCCTCACTCTGGGAGGTGCAGCCGATCGCCGTCATTGTCATCTGGTTAACGCCGTAGCGCTGAACCAGTTCGGAGTCGTAAACCTGTTCTACAGTGTCGGTGAAATGATTTTGCGGATCCGACCATGACACCAGCGCAGATGAATAGCGGTTTTTGTAGCTGCCGCCACCATAGGTAAACAGTCCGTCGATGACGTTCGAGGCATGGTAGGTAAAATCAACATCATCCTGCGGCACGTCGGCGCGCACGTAAATCTGATCGTTGCCCCAGAAGGTAATGCCACGAAACACAGCGGCCAGGTCGCTGAGAACGGTGTAAGCATCCTGCTGGCTCTGGATGCACACGTTACAGGTAAAGCGCGGCTCCGTACCACCAGCACCATCAGACACCATATCGTCGCAATACTGTGCAATGGCATATAGCTCCCACTTATCGATCATGCTTGCATCGACGCGGGTGCCCATACCGTAAATTTCATCCAGCACCAGGTCGTAAAATATCCATGCCGGGTTGTTGGTGTAGGCCATTTTGAAGCCACCCGACCAGGTTCCGCTGTAAGTGCGTGTCTCCGGGTCGTAGGAGTCAGGCACGCGAACCAGCTTGCCTTTCGGTCTGCAGGTTACCTTTGGCGCGCCGCCGGTGAACTGGCTGGCATCGACCTCGATATAGAGCAACGCCGTGTTCGGATAACGCAATTTGCTGTCGATCACCTCAGCGAACGAGAACACCTTAAAGGCATTGACCAGTTTTGCGTTACCCACAGAATCGGGAGTAATCCGGCGCACCCGCACGGCCCAGCTGGTTGTGGCCGCAGGCAGGTCTATCCGGTGGTCGCGTTGGTATTCACTGGTCGTCTTTCCGTCAAATTTACCGTTAACCACCGTCTGCCAGGCTGCGCCATCAGTAGAGAGATCGATAGCGTACTCGGTAACTGTGCCAACCATGTCGTTGTTGTCTTTATAGGTATACTGCACAGGCAGGCTGAGCTTGATACGTACGGCATCCAGCGTCAGGTTAGTGAACTGGCGAGTCCATGGCGCGGTAGTGGTTACCGTCACACCTGCTGAAAGCTCGTTATTGGTATCCGGTAGACCCTGAATGTAGGTCTGGTCCTGCGTTCCCGGGCGAAAATCCCACTTCACGCCGGTGAAGTTGAAACTGCCGTCATCGTTGGCCAGCGGCGTGTCGTTGAGGAAGATTTTCTGCGCGGTAAGATCACCCTGGATTTCGCCCTCTGCGATAGCCACCAGCATTTTGAGTTTTGCCGTCGACAGCAGGTCATCCGGAGCCTCAACAGGCGTATGCGGTTTGCTTCCTCCGCCTTTACGTCCCTGAATAATGGTCTCACCTTCGAGAAGTCGCATATTTCACCCATAAAAAAAGCCACCCGTAGGTGGCCTGGAGTTGGTCAAATGTTATTGCTGATCGCTGGAGAAGATCCCCGCGTTGATTATCGGACCGCCTATTTCAGGCTCGCCATAATCCAGAGGGACCGGATAACCCATCGCAACGGTATTCACCGGCGCGCCAAAAGCATAGTTGGGCTTATTGTCCGCACTGGAGGAGGCACCAACGTTATATTTTGGCTGCGGGGTCAGCAGTTGCACCACGCCGCCCAGCATCATCGACAGGCCCAGGCCAGTTAGCGCCGTTGTTGTAGCGGTTGCAGCAGCTGTGCTCAGGCCTATCGCCGCCAGCGATGCGCCCGCGGTAAAATATGCGGCCACGAGAGCCACTGCCCCGATAACGACCTGTAGTACACCGCCTCTTTTCGAGCCCTCAACAATGGCTGAAATCCGGTATACCTCGCCGCCTCGGGTCATGTCGAACTCATCGAGACCGATATTATTTTTGCCATTGAAGAAGGCGAAGCGGATCCCCTTCATATGACCCTCAGACAGGTAGCGCTTGAAGCCAGGGACCTGGCTGCACATGGCGCGCAGCATCTCACGCAGATCATCAACGTGAAAACGATGTTCGCGCCCGAACTTCTTCGCCATGCGGCCTTCAAGAATCAGTGTCTTCAGCATTCATCAGTTCCTTATGCCTGACCACACGAACAGTACGATCGCGGTAATACTTGCCATACGGCGCACGGGCAGACAGGCTGCCGAAGTTGTGATGCAGCATGATATTTTCCTGGTGCTCGTGGCGTCCGAGGTAGATCGCTGCGTGATTGGTCACCTGGGCTTGTACGCGCATCATGATCATGTCGCCGGGCTGCATATCAGCCGGATCTACCTGAATAAAGCCTTCTGCCTGCCAGTGATCGTCATAGCGGTTTTCCCCCTGCTCCCACCATTCGTACGGTACCGAGTAATCGCCCAGGGTGATGCCATGCTCGCGCTGATACCACTCGCGGATCAGAGACCAGCAGTCGGCAAAGCCGAGCACCCAGCGACGCCCGGCGTAGTCCCGGTCTTCACGTGGTGCCAGAGTGCAAAAGTCCCCGTCTGGCCAGCTCATAATGCCCCACTCAACGCCGGACCAGTCACACTGCACACGGTCCATTTCTGACGGCACGAGCTGGACCACATCCGGGTGGGAGTGGATAACCATAATGATCTCGCCCTGCTCCGACGCCGCGAGCTTGTCCTCAGGTGAGAGCGTGAAGGCTTCAGTGGGAATGTCTGAAATATTGCGGCACTGTATGTACTTCTGCGCCCGTCCTGCCTGCACCACTACCCCGCAGGCCTCGTTCGGATACTCCGCCGCAACGTGGGCGCGGATCGCATCCATCAGTTTTTTTCGCATGATTATTTGCCCTGAAGGTTTGCCGCCGGGAAGCCGCCGAACGACAGCGGGTTACCAGCCCCGAAGCGCGCTTCGCAGTCCTGCATCAGGCCGCTGCACACATCCAGCGCCGGATTATCAGTGGGAGTGCCGTCTTTGAGGAAATAGCGATTGCCGTTGTAATCGCATCCGGTACCGGTGCGGTACCAGCCCCGCATACACCAGGTGCAGACGGGGGTGATCTGCCGGGTGGGCAGCTGCAGGTTCTGGATGTCAAACGGTGAGCACAGCTCAAAGTCGATTTGCACCCGCGTTTCGGCGGTTTTGGCGTTAACGTAAAAAAGTTGCACGCGTTCGTCGGCCGGGCTGGCGTTCGGGTTGCCGGCTGTCCAGTTGGCCGCGTCCAGATACTTCGCCAGCGTGGTATGGATTTTCACCTTCGCCTTTACCAGATCGTCGTACTCCAGGCACAGCGCAGTGACATAATTGCCGACGTTGGATACTGAAAGTGTGGGGGTGGGCTGTGCGCCGGTACTGGACAGCTCCAGCCCTTTCAGATCATACGGGTAAGGGTCGTACTGCTGACCCTGCCAGATAATCGCAGGCAGGTTATCGGCAGCGAACGCGGCCCACCCCGGAGCTGCAATATTGTGCGCGTGAAATCGGAGTATGGTATCCATGCCAAAGGCGGTACCGTCGATCTCAATGAGCTGTATCAGCTCCCCCGGCTCGAGTTTCTGTACGTCGTTCGTAAAGCTCATATTCAGCCCATAAAAAAGGCCGCATAAGCGGCCGGATGAATGCGGGTTTTCTAAGGCGCAAAGGACTGCTCGAAAACAAATGATATTTCGACAAAGCCCCCCATAGGAAAGGCGGGGCTCACTGAGTCAGCCTTTATCCGGTAAAGCTTTTTCTCGCCCCACGGATTAACCCACCAGAACGATCTTGTTACGTGGCTTAGAAGAAAATCACGCAGCACCTTCATTGCCTCTACTTTGCCGTTACACGTCAGGTTCCATGTTTCCGTCTCAGCGTTGATCCCGGCGCCAGCCACCTGCTTATAGCCATCCCCGAACTGCGCCTGAAGCGTGGCCACAGTATTTGACCCACTGCTCCCGACACGGACGCACCAGGTAAAAGTGTCGATTGCCATATTGCTCCTTAACGGCGATAGAGAATCCCGCCCGGAGATATTTCTTTCTTCAGGCGATCGGTGAGGGTTTGCTGAACAATACCTTCGAGCTGTCGTGCGGTACTGGCGGTATTAGCGTTACTGATTTCACCAGCAGAACCATCCTGGGTAATGTTGACCGGGGCGTGAACATTGATAGATGTATTGCCATTACCAGTAGCGGTATTTACACCTGATGATACGGCCCGCACACCGAGAGACCCATCAGCGGCCCGGGTCAGCGGCATGATCGCCTCCGGCCCGGCCTCGCCCATGACACCCGCGCCTTTAGCAAATGCGAAAAATGTAGGCGTATCGACAATGCTGTTGCTAAACGCGCTAAGCGAAGGAGAGTCGTAGACTCCGCCTTTAGCATTGAATGTCAGTGCGCCTGCCGCTGCGGAATATGCGCCTGACGGCGTTGCTCCAGCTGCTGCACCTCTGCCCAATGCACCCGCTACGCCGCCCACCAGCGTGCCAAGTAGCCCCGATGAGGATGAGCCACCCAGCGCGCTGACAGCAGCCATCTGCAGGCTGACTTTTGCGATCATCTCCAGCGCAGACAGCCCCCACTCCTTCCAGTCCGCCTTTCCGCGAACGAGCATAGAAGCGACGTTATCCAGAGCGCTGTCCATGGTAGAGGTAATGCCCTGCGAAACCGTGCCCGCGATATTGCTGACATTATCCATCCAGTCAGCAAGACCCGCGCTTACACCGGCCCGCCAGTCCAGTTCGCTGGCTTTGGCCTGTTGATATTTTTTATCAAGCGCATCGAGCGCCGAAGCGCGAGCGACGACAGCCTCCGCACCTTTATCCGTTTTATCGAAGACTCGCTCTACTTCCTGTCGTTCACGGTACTGATCCTGATCACGGCCTCCCATCCCTGACGTGGCGACATTCAGTTCTGTTTCATCTTGATATCTGCGTGCTGCGTCTTTGAGATCCTTAAGCGCGTCGATCATCTCACGCTGTTTGCGAACTGCCTCGTCAGCTTTTTGCGACCACTGAGCCAGAGCCACAGCACCTGCCTCAATAGATTTTCGCTGCTCATCACTCCATTTCGTGCCTGCCTCATGTGAGGCTGCGAAAAGTTCAGCGGCTTTTTCACCCTGTGTTGCCCGGACCTTCTGCACCTCAGTAGCAATACTGAGATCGGCCATTTTTCGACTGTACTGCTCAGCCGTTTGCGCTGCCTCACGAGCCGCCTTTCCTGCGTCGCGCGTTGCATCTGCCTGAGCTTTTTGAGAAGCAGCTACCCGCTGCGCATTGTTGTAGTCGTCCTCGGCCGCCTTTGTATAGTCCGCAGCATATTTTGAGTTTTCAGGGCCTGTGCGGCCCATTTTCTCGAGTTCAAATTGCGCCTGCCTGCGGACCCTGGCAAGACCGGTTAATCCAGCAAGCTCTGCCTGCTGCTGCTTTTGAATGAGGTTTTGCTGATCTTGGGTTGATACAGGGGCTTGTGGAATGGCAAACGGAACAGTCGCTAAAGCATTTCTGGATGAAAGAAGTTGATTGCCAAGAGATAGAAGTCGGTTTAATTCACTGTGCTGTCCATTCATTACTAAAAGAGACTGATAGGCTGCATTCTGACGCCAGGCCTGCTCTTTAATTAAGTCGTTCCTGCGGCGCTCTATTTCTTCAAGCGCCTGCTGAATGCCGCGAGATTGATCTCGCATGCGGTTCAGTTTGTCTTCTTCCACAGTCAACTGGCTGGTAACAAGGCTGATTGCGTTAACGATATTTAAATCGTTTTCGCTGGTAATTCCCGGCTTGCCTCGAGATGAGTTGAGATCATCTATTTGCCGTTTAAGGGCTTCGACTTTTTCCTGCTGCTCGCCAACTAAGCGATTTTGCTCTGCCAGAGCCTCAACTGTTTTACCTCTGTTATCGTCAGTGTCTGGAAGCGACATCTTAGATGTCTTTTCACGGATTTCATCTATCTGGCTGGCATATTCCTGCGCTGACTGGCGGGCTTGCTCCTGATTCTGGTACATGGCATACCATGCACCAGCACCGAGCATGACAAGACCAGGAACCCCGCCGATCAATCCCATCGCTCCACCTAAGAGACGCGATCCAACGGATGTTACGCTGTTCAAATTATTCTGTGCGGTGATTCTGCCCGAAAGGTTGCGGGTAAGTGCCGCTTGTGCCGATGCCAGTCTTGTTTCGGCTGCTGCCTGAACATCTGCGTTTTTAGCCGCAGCCAACCCGGATTGCGCTCGATCAAGTGCTGCCCGCGCCCTAACTTTTTCAGTAGCCGTGCCGCTGGTTAATGCAGTACTCAATCGCGATTGAGCTGCTATAACCTTTGCCTCTGCGGCAGCAACTTTTTCTCGCTGAGCTGCCTGCACATCAGCGCTGCGAGCAGTCTGAACTGCTTGTTGCGCCCTGTACACCTCAGCGCGTGAAGCCGCTACGGCCGATTTGGCCGCTTTTTCCTGCGCGGCTGCAAGAGCGACCTCTGCTTTAGCGGCAGAAAGCAATGAGGCTGTAGCCCCCGTAGCACTGCTGACAACCCCCCCGAGATACTTCGCCAGCCCAACGCCAACCAGCGCACCAGCAACTGTTGTAATGGTGGACATGTTGTTAGCGACGTCATTCAGAGCGCCGCTCACTGCAGATGACGTAAGAGAATCCAGTGTTCCGGCTACACCATCAAGCCCACCGGATAATGCAGAAGTAGCGCCTGTTGCCTGATTAATGCCACCAACCCACGCCATAAAGGAGTTGGTTACTTTTTGCAGTGATCCAGAAACAGTCTGCGGCATGGAGCTAAACTCCCCACGCAAATTATCGAGCTGGCTTATCATAGCTGGTACGACTTTATCAATCGTCAGCTGGCCCTGATCCGCCATTGCTTTAAGGTCTTTTCGGGCGACACCCATTCCTGCAGCCAGAGCTCTGATAACGCGATCACCGGACTCGTTAACGGCATTAAACTCTTCGCCACGCAGAACGCCCTGGGCTAGCGCCTGGCTAAACTGCGTAATAACAGATCCAGACTCCTCAGCACTAGCACCAGATATTTTCAATCCAGTAGAAACCGCTTCTGTTATTTTAAGAACATCCGAAGAGTCATAACCAAACTCACGCATAGAAGCTGCTGCACGCGAGAAAAGATTAGCGTTATCAGAAAATGCAGTTCCTGTTCGCTGGCTAATCTGCATGAGCTGTATCTGAGAGCTGGTAAAGTCATCGGTTGTGCTGGACGCCTGTTTTAAACGGGCATTCACAGACGTCCACTCATCGGCGATCTGGACTAGCTTGCCAGTTGCAAATGCTGCTGACGCCGCAGCGGCAGCCCTCCCTGCGCTTGCAAAACCACTAGTAAGATCGGACAGTGCTTTCTCGCTCTCACGCGCTGCAGCTGCAGCTTGCCTGCCTCCATTTTGCATGGTGCGATAATATTCCTGTCCCATGCGAGAAGCGCGGGAAATTTCAGTTTGAAATGACTGCGAGTTAGCAGATATTTTGATTATTAATTCGCGGAGAGTAGCCACTGAAAGTTCCCCATCACAAATAAAAACCCACCGAAGTGGGCTTTTATTTTATTAGATTTATTTAATTTGCATTTTTATCGATAAATTCTCTTAGCCGTTGAGATTTATCACATAAATCCTTATTTACCGCCATCCCTGATTCCTTTGATTTTTGGCAAAAGGCATAATAGTCATCATTGGTTTTTACATACCCAATAACTTTATCAAAAGCCTTTACGCACAGCGCCGGATCTGCATGCTCTGAACATACAGTGCTCGTAAGGCCTGCTAGCTCTTGAGGTTCGAGAACCGGACCTGAATTAGCCATGAAACTGACAAATAATAAGCCAGTTAAAATCTTTTTCATTTCAATATCCCGTTGGCATTAAGAGGGATAAATCCTATCAGGAAGTCAGTGAACGGCAAAATAAACGACTACCCGGCCAGAGCAGAAAAGAACCCCTCCAGTCCGGCACTGCTATCTTCCTGTTCAGGCGCATTCCACTGAAGGATCACATCATCCATGCTTACTTTAGCGCCCTGCGAGTTGAGCACGGCAGCGGAAATCTGTGCCGCCTGAATATCTCCGCGCCGATCGCTGATGGGATTGATGCGGTCAAACTCGATCCACATGCGCAGCTCTCTGGCCGTCAGGGTTTGCTTGAGTTCATCAAGCGTGCGCCCCAGGCGGAGCGCCAGCGTCATCAGGAAGAACGTGCCGGGCTGGCTTACTGCTTTTCCACCTCGGCCGCCGAAGTGGTCAGGTCAAGCGCCTGCTTGAGAAGCCGGGAGTGCACAGGTCCATAAAACTGCTCGACCTGCTCCTTGTCCTCTTCGCTGAAGACCTGCTTGCCATCTTCCTCCAGCAGCACGTCAATAAACAGCACCACGTCTGCGCTCTTGTTACGCAGCGCGCGTTCTGCTGCTGTCAGCTCTTCTGGTTCACCCTCTCCCTGCTTCGGGTTAAGCACCTGCTGCCATTCCAGCCAGGCCTGCGCTGAAGGCTCACGCAGTTTTACCTTGGCGTTTTTCCACTCCGGAACGGTGACGGTTTTGGTACGGAAGCCTGCCATCGGCGCCAGCGCGAGCGAGCGAAGTGAACTCTGTGAAACCTTATTGGCCATTTCATTTTTCTCGGTTCGATTTCAGGAAAAGCGGCTTTCGCCGCTGTTTTTAACCCGCAGAGGGTGCAGGCACGATCGCTACGGGTTTACCTTTGATGCGCAGCGTAAACGATGCGGTCACCACCCCGGCGGTGCCCAGGCTCCAGCTGTTCTGACGCACTTCTGCCAGGAACGCATAACCGTTGCCGGACGGGAAGATCACCTGAAACGCATGCAGTGCGTCAGTGTCGTAAGCGGTGCGCAGCGTGTTCTGCCCCTCTTCTTCAGAAGACCAGTTACCAGAAACCGTCATTTCACCTGGCGCGGCCAGACCGTTCGTCATCTCCTGCTCAGTTGAGCAAAGGGTGGTGGTGTCAATGTCGGACTTCTGGCCGCCGGTATAGCTCAGCTCTTTGGTGGAGCAGTTAATAGATTGCCAGGTTGCGCCAGCGGGATTGGCTGAGGTGGCTGGCTCGGAGGAAACGTTGATTTTCGTTCCCTGTGTTTTTTCGTACTTAGAGGACATGGTGATCTCCGGATATAAAAAAGCCGCCCGGAGGCGGCAGAGTTAATATGACGTGTGGAATTATTGCCAGATCTGAACCTCAAGCGTGGCCCGGTAAAGTCCGGTGTCAGGCTCGTAGCCGTTGATCTCGTTCAGGCCGACGGGATGCAGATCGGCCAGAGCAGCTTTTACCTGATTACGCAGCGCCCGGGCGTCATCAATCGACGAGGCCCAGGCATCAACCTGAACCGTGCTTGCTGTTTCTGCCGGTCCGCAGAAGACATCCTCGCCGGCGGAGGACGGCAGCAGGTAGATCACCCACGGTGCAGGGGTTCCCTGCGGCGCCACGTACGGGAAGACGTTGCCTCCTGCCAGCGCGCTGAGGCGTGGATAGATATCGGCTTCGGTCATTTCGCCAGTACCTCGTCGATAGCCTGATTCATGCGTGCCAGCGCCGTCTGCGTGGCTTCCTCCTGCCGGGTGTCAAACGCCGGGCGGACAAAGGGGTGCGCGGGCATATTCGACGTCCCGAGCTCGACAAACCGCCAGTAAAAAGCATTGCGCGGGTTGTCAGCTTTCATAGTGTTATCGCTGTTGCCTGTATCCGGGTTGACGCCCCGGATATGTACACCGGAAGTGATTTCGCCACGGCGGCGTCCCTTTTGGGTCACCACCACCACGTTTTTTTTCATCTTGCCGGTTCTGGCTGGCGCGAGGTTCTCTACCTCTTCTTTCACAACCTGCGCGCCCGCGCGGGTGGCGTCACGCAAAACCTTGTTATTTTCTGCCCGGCTTAGCGTTTCCAGATCCTTCGCAATGTCGGCCAGGCCGGAGAAATCAAGACTCGTTGAGATCACTGCTTCACCCCCTTTTCACAAAGCAATTCCAGGCGGGTACCCTTCTCGGCAGAGATAGCCGACTTGATGTCGTATATCTCGCCATTACCGGTTGGAGGCAGGTGAACGGCGCGCCATCCTGTTGATACCGGAATGCCTGGGTAGCGCCGCATCCAGATCCGCGTAGTGGTGCTGCTTATCTCGGCGCCGCCATCTATCATCTCCCGCCCGGAGACGTCCGCCACCTCAGCCCGGACTGAAGTCACATCCACCCAGCCAGTGGCAGGCTGCCCGGAAGGCAGACGCCCCGACGCTGGCTTTTGTAACGTAACCCGGTGTCGCAGTCTTCCCGCTCTCATACGCCATATATCCGGTAAGGTTGAAGAAGTGCTTCGGTTGAGAACTCCAGAGCGGCGGTACTGCTGCCAGTGCTGACCGTCTCACGATTGGCGTACCAGTGCGCGATAAGCATCAGCATGGCCATTTCGATGTCTTCGCCATAAAGCAACCGATCAGGGTCAACGAGATAGCCAGGATCATCGGCGGAGTCATAAAGCCGACGACGGGTCCATGTTTCGACGTACCGCGCCGCAGCTTTAATACTGGTGTCGATCCAGTTATCGTCTTCCGTGAAATCCTGCTCAATGTTGCAGTGGCGCTTAACCTGCTCTTTGGTCAGCATGCCCACTCCTTATTTGGTCTTGTTCCCTTTCGGCTTTTGGTCTTTATCAGGATCCGGCTTTTTCTCGCCAGGCTCCTGAGCGTAACCGCTGGCCAGAAGGTCGCGGCCGTGCTGCTCCAGCGTCTCAAACTCGGTGCCTTCGGTAAGCACGCTGCCTTCAAAGTAGATGGGCTTGATAGCGATCAGCTTCATGGCTGTCTCCTTTAAGGAAAAAGAAAAGCGGCCCGCAGGCCGCCATTAAGGTTTACGCGCCGCCACCAGCAGCCGGAACGGTGATATCACCGTAGATGAAAGCTTCCGGACGCTTCGTTGCCAGCGCCACACGCTCTTCACAGCGAATCGAGATCATGTTTTTCTCGAAGTCGTCGGCGTTCTCGGTGGAGATCACCACGTTCGCCTCTTCACGGTCGAACAGCTGCGCCGCGGCGTTGAATGCGCCGGTGAGGAATTTGCCCTGGAAGGCAGCAGCCTCGGTGGCCACCACTGGCAGCCCCCACAGCGTCGGACCGGTCAGCGCCGCCGGGTTCGCCAGAATGTAGCGACCCAGCGAATCTTTAGTGAGCTCGATCTTCGCCCAGTCAATGAAGTGCAGGACGTGGCCGGATGCCGGATAGCGTGCAAGCTGCGCCTGGAGCATTGCGAGGCGCAGGATATCGATGCCGTTCTGCTGCTCAACCTGGAAAGCAGCGCTGAAGGCAGATGCCTGCGGTACGATACCGTGCAGGTGCGCACCAGTACCGTCGCCGAACAGAATCTCCTGCTCTTCGACGTATTTCAGGCCATAACGCATTTCCGCATCGATGGTGGACTGCAGTTGCGGAAAATCGTCCAGGATCTGCTTGGATGCCTTGAACATGTGTGCGATGGTCGTCACTGGCGTGATTTTGGTCGCGAACTCAATACCGCTGTACGGCTTGGCGGTATTTTCCGGGACGACTTTTGCGGCGTTCGTGAAGCCGGTCTGCTGTACCCAGAAGATAGCGCTGGAGTCAGTGCGGCCAGGCGCAATCAGATCGCGAATAAAAAGACGCTGCTTGGGTGCCGTATCGATGCCCGGCAGGCGGGTTGGCTCGACAATGCCAGCCGGCAGATCAGGAGACGTGATAGCCGCCTTGACCGGTACGCTCAGACGCTTACCGCTTTCAATACCTGATGCAAAGGTTTTGAGCGCTTCTGCAGAAATTACCTGATGGCCAACAGACTCGATCACCGTCTTGGCATTCGCCAGCGGCATCTGGGCAACCTGCTGCTCAAGCTCGCCTACTGCATTCTTCAGGGTTTTTTCCGCCTCCTTCATGGCGTTCAATTCGGACGCCATTTTATCAACGGTCTCTTTCGTCTGCGCAGACAGGATGCCGTTGCTCTTAGCCTCTTTCAGAGCTTCGTCTGCTTTGGCGCTGAATTTCTCGCTCGCTTCCTTGATGCTGGCAGTGACCTTCGAAAGGATTTCATTTACTTCTGACATAATATCTCCGTTTTACTGGGCAGCCGCTTTCAGGCCGCTGAGTGCGGCTTCCAGTCGGTCAATAGTTTCGTTTTCGATGGTGGTAGCGCTCGGCTTACCTTCAGGGGTGGCAGCAGCGCCTGGCTTGCTGCCGGATAGTGCTTTAAGAAGTTTTCGACGCTCCGAACGCGGCGTATCAGTTTTGGCCAGCAGCGCGTCGAGCTTGCGCAGGGCCGCCGCCGGGCTGTCGTCGTCATCAGCGATTTCGTCAGCGGAAAGAAGGCTGTCAGCAAAGCCCTTCGCTACTGCGTCGCTGCCGCCGATATAGGTTTCGCCGTCCATCATCTTTTCGATGGTTTCGGCATCAAGACCGCTGCGGGCCTGGTAGATATCGCTCATCGCTTTATCAAACGGCTCCATGTCAGCGGCGATCTGCGCCAGGTCGTGGCGGTTTCCCATCGCATAGACCCAGCAGTTGTGGATCATCAGGAACGCGCCGCGCCCGATCTGCACATCGTCACCGGCCATCGCGATTACCGACGCCGCCGATGCTGCCAGCCCCAGAACCTTTACGGTCACCCTGCCTTCGTACTCGCGCAGCAGGTTGTAAATCGCCAGGCCTTCGAACATGTCGCCGCCCGGGCTGTTGATGTTAACCGTCACGTCAGCGCCACCGAGCGAACGCAGCGCACCCGCAATGCGGCTGGCTGTCACCCCATCTCCCCAGTAATCAGCGCCGATCACGTCGAAGATAGAAATGCTGTTGTCACCGTCCCGGGCGGCGCGGATGCCGCCGTTCCAGCGCTCCATTGCCGCAGCCGGCAGATCAGGTTTTTCGCGCGCAAAAGGTCGCCCCTCCGGCGCAGCCGGAAGGCTTTTAATTGTCATGGATGCTCCTAAGCCGCTTTTTTCAGCGGTGACTGTTCGAAGGGAATATCAGGGAATACGTGGTTATGAACCTGCCGCAGCGCAAATGCCTGCGCGGCCTGGCTGTTCTGTTTCAGATCTTCTAACGGCGTCAGGTTGAGCTGCACTGTATAAATATCGCCGCCTTCGATAGGTGGCATATTCTCCAGGCGGCGCACGTCATTACGGGACATCCAGCCGTTCTGCAGCGCACTGGTGTAGTAAGCAGCGCGGCCTGCGCTGTCAGCGCGCAGCAGTCCTTCTACTGAGAACTCGGCGAAGAGGTCCTCTTCACCGTTCAGCAGGCAGCGGGAGATCTCCTGCTCAATGTTCACCAGCAGCGGGCGCAGCGTATGGGTCAGGAACTGAAGGTTCATTCCCTCGAGGCTCGATGCCCAGCTGCTTTGCTTTGACGTGTGACCCACCATAAACGGCGGCACGCGGAACCAGCGGCAGATTTCCTCGATACTGAACGATCGCGACTCCAGCATCTGCGCTGCTTCCGGGTTCATGGTGACGTTCTGGTATTTCAGCCCGCCCTCAAGAACCATAATTTTTCCGGCGTTTTTAGAGCCGGTGAAGGCCTGCATATATCCCCGAAGCCGCTCTCTTTGATCCTTATCAAGCGCAGAATCAGCAGAAAGAAAACCAGAGCTCTGCAGGCCATTTTCAAAAATCTTGGCGGCTGACTCTTCGACGGCCATCGCCGCACCGATCACGTCCCGGCCCGTCATCATTGGCATCATTCCGCACACACCATCGAGGCCAAACCCCCGGATGTGCATCAAGTTCTTCTCCAGAATAACGCGTTTCCTGCCGTCTTCGGTATAGGTGTACTCAAGCCGCCCGGTGTCCAGCCGCTTCACCACCATGTTCTGGGGGAGCAGCGGCACCAGCGACACCAGCTTGGTGCCGATAAACAGCTTCTCGACAAAGGCGTTGCCGCGAAGGCAGATGCTGGCCACCACCATCAGCATAAATCGGGACGGCGTCATTTCCAGATTCGGGCGGCGGCACAGCACCTGATAGACAGGATGATCCTGTGCCAGCTTGCGCGAGCCATCAGCCTGCCGGGTATAGATCTTGACGGGTAATGTTGAAACCGACTCGCTCAGGAGCCGGACACAGGACCAAACCGCTGACAGCCGTATCGCTTTATCCGCCGTAACCACCTTGCCGCTGCTGCTTGTGCCGTACCACTCCTGCCAGAAAGTCCCGGTGGTCAGGCTGATGGGGATGCCCAGCCAGTTGAGCAAGGCGCTTTTCACCTTACCCGGCTGCCCCGGCTGCTTATTTTTCTTCATCAGAAACCTACCATGATTGGATTTTCAAAGAAACCGCTCAGATCCTGAGCGTCATTACCGCCATTGACCAGCATCCGGCTTTTAGCCGTAAACAGTGCTACCGGTCCGTCAATTTTGTTTTCAGGTGTGGACTTGTTCGGGAAGATATTGTCGTTTTTGTCCGGCTTAACCGTGACGTTCGACATCATCCACCGCATTACAGGGTTGTCGTCGTGGTGGAACTTGTTGCCGTAAATCTCTGCCTGCACTGATTTCATGGACTCAGAAAGGTTTTTGACCGTCTGCGCAACTTCCACCAGTGGCAAACCTTCCTCCGCAAGTGACAGGCTGAACTGAACAGCGCTCCAGGGATCGAAAGCAATCTCCTTGATATTCTCGCCTTTTACCCACTGCACAATGTCAGCTTTAATCATCCCGTGATCGATAACGTCCCCGTCAGTTAGTTCAAGATACCCGGCGTCGGCCCACTTCCTGTAAAGCTCGGCAATATGGGCAGGCGCTGTTTCCAGTCGCCCTTCCGGGATCCAGAAGCGTGGCTGCATGTGAGTTTCACCAGCAGGATCGCGCCAGGCTTTCACCGCTGCGCAGATATCGATTTTGTTGGCGAGGTCGACACCCACCCAAAGTGGCCACACCTTACGCTCAGCTTCCGAAGCAATACCCGGCATTTTTGCCCAGCGGTCCATGTCCATCCAGGCGCTCTCAGCTGTTACCCAGATGTTCAGATGCTTGGTAAAGAAGTTCGGTCGCGCCGCGACCTGCTCCTTTGCCTTTTTGGCAAGGCGGCGCATGTCGTCCCAGCGCTTACAGATACCGAGGCCGGGGTTAGCTTTCGGCCAGTTGGCCTCGTCAAAGGGGTCGTCGCCTTCGTCCAGGGTGTAAATCAGGGCAAAATAGGTGTCATCCTCCACCACGCCGCGCAACACCTTGATGGCGTAATCCCTCTGCTCGTAACAGATGCCCTCTTTATTGGTACCCGCGGTCGTTATTGCGAAAAGCAGGGACTGAAGGCGCGCACCGGTGGCTGTCTCCAGAACGTCCCAGACATCACGGGTACGGTGAGCGTGCAGCTCGTCGACAATGCCGCAATGAATATTCAGGCCATCGAGGTTATTCGCATCGCTGGAGAGCGGTTCAAACTTAGAGGCCGAACGCTCCTGGTGAATGTTCAGTTTAACGTGACCAAAAAGACGCCCCAGCGTGCGGGGGGCTTTCTTGATCATGTTCTTAGCATCATCAAAAACAATCCGCGCCTGGTCGCGGGTCGTCGCAGCCGAGTAAACCTCAGCGCCACCCTCTCCATCGGCTCCGGTCATGTACAACCCAATACCAGACGAAAGTGTGGATTTGGCGTTTTTACGTGCCACCTCGTCATAAGCTGTGCGGAAGCGGCGCACCATGACAGTGTCACCGTCTTCATCAGTCACCGCCTGGCCTGTCATCTCATCAATGAGAGGGACGACGAAACCAAAAATGTTGATCAGGATAAAAACATGCCAGGCCATCAGCGTGATCGGCTTGCCTGCCAGCGCCCCTTTCACGTGTGGAACGAAATTATAAAAATCGAGGATGTGCTGGGCGCGTTCCTCACTGAAGTAGATGCCGCGCCCAGGCCCATGCTCTAAGTCATTAAGAAACCGCTGGCACGCCAGGCGCACCAGTTCGCCAGCAACAATCTCGCCAGACAGCACGCGCTCGGCGTACTGAATACCTTCCGAAACCGTTGCCATTCATCATTTGCGCTTTTTGAGAAATTCTTCCAGTGGATCGGCATCAGCCGGACCTTTTGCGCCAACCTTGGACCGGCTGGCCGGGGTCATGCCGAATTCAGCGAGCATTGCCCTGATGCGCTTCCACGCATCGGCTTTCATCACTGCTGCCGGGTGCGGTTTGATCATCCTGATTTCACGCTCCTTTCCTTCGTCCGGCTCATCCTCGCTATAGACGGCATAGGTGTAGCCTTCCCGCTCTAACGTTTCGCAGTGATTCCGGTATTCGGTGTAAGCCTCGACCAGCAGCTCAAGCGCTTTACCGTCCAGGGTGGTCATCACCCCAACAGCATCGAGCTCTTCACCGATTCGCTTAAACCAGTATTTCCCCATCTTGTCGAAATGCTTCGGAACTGGGGGTACCCCTGACGCGGGTTTTGGCTCTGCTTTGTTGATGGTTCGTTTTGATGGGTTCCCCTTCACCAGAGCCAGATGTGTCGGGGTTTTCGGTGGTCCTGGCATAATCGAAAACTCCTATTAATCGATGGTTAGGGCACCCCAAAAAAAGTTTTCTAACCTGCGGCGGTGTGAAAAAAGGTTAGGCGGCGGTCCCTTGGGGCGTATGCCTTGAAGTTTTCACCCGCCCTATCCCCTTGGCCACATGTCAGGGTGGCATTCATGATCCCTGATGCGGCGCACGTGCGTATGCGTGATGCCATAGTGCTTTGCAACATCGACCAGTTTCATTCCAGACTTCGCGTCTCGCTCAATGCTCATGATGGTCGCTGGTGCTAACTTTGTGGCCGGGGCGCCCTGCCCTCTCCTGAGGCATACAGCCGTGCCGTGGTTAAGACTATCTGCGGCGTTCTCTTTGGGTGTTCCCCATGCAAGATTTGACCTGTTGTTATTTAGCGGGTTGCCATCAAGATGACGAGTAACATGCATGTCAGATGGTTTAACTTCGGCGAATGCAATCAACACCAACTGATGCACTTGCTTTTTAATTTTCGTCGCTCGGCTAAAGCCGGTATTAACATTCACATGCCAGTAGCCGTTATGTAGCCGCATTGAGAGCTGCCGGGCCTTGCCTGAGCGAAACGAGTAAATAAATCCATCATCGCTAGCCTGATACCCTGGGTAGCCGGGGATGTCTTTGAGACAGGCGTGCGGCAGCCCTGAATCATTTAACGACTCAGTCATTTTAAGTTACCTATTGATTACTGGTGGTTCAGCCGTTCTTTGGCTGTCTTACGGTAGTGGCAGGAGTAACAAAGAGACTCCAGATTCCGATCATCGTCAGTGCCGCCGTGAGCTTTAGGTTTGATGTGGTCAACTGTCGATGCCGGAACGGGCTTTCCATTCCTCAGGCATTCCTGGCACAGGTGCCGATCACGTGTCAGGATGCGGGCTCTGATGACGTCCCACTTACTGCCATAGCCGCGCTGGTGGCGGCTACGTCCTTGCTGGTGCTGTTGCCAGCCTTCGTTGCGGTGAGCATCGCAGTAGCCCGAGCGATCCGTAGTTGTGCCTGAACAGCCGCGCTTGCGGCAAGCTCTGGGGATGGCTGCTGGCATTGTAGTGGCTCCAATAAAAAAGCCACCAGCGGATGCCAGTGGCTATAGATGTTTGAAGATCTGAATATGGGCTTAGATAGTTCTCAGCGCGGCCTCTATCTCAGAGTCCGAGATCTCCGACTGCGTGCGGGCAAAGTAGCGCTCAGCACCATCTAAAACGTACGCCTCAATTGGCATCGTTAGCTCGTGCTGGTTGTACATTACAGAGATCGCCCTTCTGTCCTCTAGTACGGCCATCTTCTTAACTTGGCCATCGGGATAAATCACAGCGACATCGATCGTCATAATCAAGCCTAATCAGTGAAATAGTGAAACCTGACATTATCACAGGCACTCAGTGAATGCCTGCTGTAATGCCGCTTAGCAGTCGGCATCAGGTCGGGCAACAGCACGGCAGGCCCACATGCATGCTTCCTGCATTTTGGTGCGTGCGATCGACAGACTGCGCAGTGCGTCATCAATTTCACGCGCCTGCTCAGTGCTGAGCATTGCTGGGCCATTACGGACGGCCAGCAGCTCGCCACGCTCAGTATCGAGCAAGCTGCAAAAGTGTCGGCTGACACCTTTAAGGCGGTTCATTCGCTCAATATCGCCAGGGGTTAGTGTGCGGTAGCCCTTAACGGTGCTGCCGTCCTGCGGTTTTGCTTCGCTCATTGTTTTACCTGTGGGTTGATGGGCCAGCTTCGCGACGCTTCACAGCGTGGCTAACCGTGTTGTGCAGAGTGGAGAACATCATCAGGCGCTCTGCTCGAAAGCGCCTTGTGATGAAAACCGTTGTGAAAGAGGCTCTCGTTAACTAACTAATAATTGAGAAAATATTATCTTTTGCGCTTAGGCTACCAATCGGTGCTGCTCTTCAATCAGTTGCTGGCGGTGGTTGCGCTCGAACATGCCTTTCAGCACTTCTTTACGCTGCTCAAAGTCCCATCCCATACTGATGAATACCGTATTGGCGCGTTGCAAATCGGTGATACAGTGGATCTGCTCGGGCGTCAGGTAATCGCGGATAGGCTCTTTCTTGTCAATTTCATGATGCACACGAAACTTTGCTGCGGTCATACCCAGCGCCAGCCGGTTAATCAGGTCAGCTTCGTTACTGAAATGATGCGGCGCGATCTGCTTGCCTTGTGCCTCACGCTCATGTTTGATGGCGTCAGTCATTGGTTTGTACTCTAGCCGCGCTGAATTACGATCCATCTTTTGGGCGGCGAGAGTGCTACGCATCTTGAAGAATTCCGTCACCAAGCGCTTTTTGAATGCACGGACCACATCGTTGTTTCGCATGTAAGTTATCAGCAGGGTGGTTTGTTGCTCGTTTAGAAGAGCTACGCGCTGTTTTTGTGGCCCACCTTTCGTTTGTATGGCTCGGATTTCAAATCCGACCCTTCCAAATTCTTCCAAGTCCGCCTTGCTGCGATCAACCAATTTGATGATGGTGTCATGGTCTCGACCTACGCCCTCAGCAATCACTGCCGAACAGGTAACAAGGTCCAGTTTTTTGATTTCAACTAATTGCATATCGGATACCTATAGAAAGTGAGCCTGTCGCACAGAGAAACTCGCCCCAGAGAGGTCCGCACCTATACGGGTTTCTCTCAGGCTCGCTTTCTGTAGGCTCTGGGTTAATTCAAGCGCGTGCGAGGCGCATATTAATGAACTAAGTCACAATCATTGGGATGGAGAAGATCTGCCCCATTCCGCCTGTCGATGATGCTCTGTAGTGCCACATGGTTCTTCGTGGGGGTTGTCATAGCCCAATAAAAAAGCCCCGAAAATGTCGAGGCTGTATTAAATCATTAAATTTCAAACAGATATAATTCACCAATGAATAGGAGTGCTCAGGTATGAAAAGCCATGAATAGATATGGTCAGCTAAAATATTTTTTTATTTTTTCATTTAAGGCACTGCATTTTGATGTAATCCTGCAGGTAACCCACCTGCTTCGTTACTGTGGCAATCCGCTCACTGAGGGTGAAATAATCCCGTTGAGCGGACTCTGTAAGTCGGGGGCCGGAAGCATCGCCCAGGCTGCCGGTGCTGGCCTCTCCGTTCGCGGGGCATTCTGCGTTGAGCCGCAGCCGCTTACGGCCAGCAGCAACATCACGCTCAAGCTGATCGATATTTTTCTGAGCATCTGCCAGTTCTCCGGTGTATTTGGCATCCAGCGCGGCCACGTCACGCTGGCGCACCTGCATGTCGATAATGGTTTCCTTCGCCAGCGTTAGCGCGCTGGTGGCCTTATCTCGCTGGTCTTTGAAGGTAATGGCGTTATCCCGGTAGTGGTTTACCGCTATCGACAGGACGACGCACAGCAGGAGCAGAACGCCACCAGCAGCCAACGATATTCGGTTCATGCCAGCAGCACCTTGCGTGCCTTGGTGAATCGCTCGTTGCGGTCAGCAAGGCCATTCTTACCGCCGTTGATGATCACCGTGACGCGTTCAACGTCGCCCCGATAACGCTGGCAACCATTCGACACGAAGAACCAGGCCGCTGAACGCGCCGCGTGAACATCTTCCGCCAACAACTCAGGAGCCGTAACCAGATCAAGCTTTAGCGCCGTGCCGCAGCTGCGGTAATTATCCATCCCGGTGATCTGAATCAGCCCTCTGCCACGGTATTTCCAGCCGTCCTGCGGGCCTTTGTTACCCAGGCGTTTGCTGTAGACCAGATTAGCGATCGCGCGCTGGCGTTCCAGCGGCAGGGATTTTTCATCCGGACGGCGGCCCAGCATGCTTGCCTGGTCCCGCGTGATGCGTCCGGCGCGGATAAAGTCTGCCAGACCCGCCACGCTGTAGTTAAAGTTCTCCACCAGCGCGGTAAAACTCGTCGATTCGTGGCCCACCTGAGCGATAAACATCGCCTGAACGACAGGATCGGTAATACCGAACTCACGCATTGCGCCATCAATGTGCGGAAACCAGCGTGCGGCTAATCCGGCGCTGATGTCAGCCGCCCTCTGAAATTGTTTTAGGTTCATTCTGGCCTCAGGACATAGAACAGCCGCGCCACGTTACCCCGTGCACGGAACACGGCGGCGCAGATTATCAGGTTCATGGTGACGGACGCCCAGTGGACGTGAAGGTAGTAATCGAACATGAATCGGAAAGGTACCGAGGCATACGCCAGGATGATCAGGTATGCCATCCATGACGCCCACCAGTTATGCCGCCCGCCAGGCTTGCGGAACATCATCAGGCGCAGAACAATCGCGGTACACGTCACCACGTTGGTCAGCACCAGCGGATCACTTGTTACCATTGGCTCCTCCTCTCCACCTCTGCAGAAGCGACAACGGATCCTGTTCACTGAGAAAGGTCAGCGTCTTGATTGCCAGAGCGGAGAGAACCACTGCGCCCAGGGCGTCGAGTGGCTTTTCGGTGTACTGGGTCACGCTGGCCAGCAGGGAACCGGCCAGACCGGATCCGTATACCCCGGCAAAATAGGACACGATGAAGTACGCGCTACGGCGGAAAATAGTCAGGTCTGCTGCGGTGGCCACGTAGAAAACGGCACCAGCGAACGCGCCGAACACGACACCGTAATCGGTGCCCGTCAGCAGTCCATAAACGCTGGCACCCGTTAGCGCGCCACCAGCGATAACAGACCCGGATACAGGTTCGGACATTTAGCCCCCTCGCTATTACTGTGTGTCCTCTCATACGAGGGGAATAAAAAAGGCCCGCCGAAGCGAGCCTGAAAATTTAGTTATTGCGGGCATTAAAAAACCCGCTGGGCGGCGGGTTTGTGGTCGATGAACACACAATGCCCATCGTTAATGTCAAATTTACACAAAAACGGCAAGATTGCAAGCATCATGCCGCTAAAGTTTGAGATTTATATCAAAGTTGGTGAACCAGTAACCCGTTTTAACTGCGTATCGCTGTAGCTCTCCTCCTGAAAGCATTTGGTGACCAGGCTTTCGTAGAACGGCTTCCAGTTATAGCGCCAGGTGCGCTCCGGCAGGGCTGGCAGCTGCGCCAGGATGCCACGGTACGCCACCGATGATTTAGGCCTGCTGTACCCCCTGCCCTCGCAGCGTTTGCACTCCTGATAAACCGGCACACCCTGAAACTCAGTGGCTTTCCGGTCGATGGTCTTGCCGGTACCGCCGCACTGGCAGCGCTGGCTTATCTTTCCGTGGCCTTTGCACTTAGAGCACAGCTGATGCTCCACGTTCTTCACCTCACGCTTAACCTCGAAGTCAGCCGGGGACTGCCCCATATCCTTAGCCCACTGCGGCAGGCGCATCGTGTAGTGACTCTTCACCAACACGCCGCTCTTTTCGATTAATCCTTTACCGGCGCACTTCGGGCATTCGTAGGAGTCCGCCGCCGATGAGGCGTAGTCGTTATAGGCGAACGTCGCGATGATCCGCATGCATAGCGGGAATTTCTTGCCCGCGGCACGGCGCAGCGCGAGCGGCGCTTTCTCTTTGGCATACTCAGCCAGCCATGCAATAGCGGCTTCCTTATCCTGGGTGCTGATGCGCGCTTTACCCAGGAACATAGCCAGCCCGATCCCGGCCTCCGCCTGCGTCATGCCCAGGGCTGCCATGATGTCGGTGCCGGTTAACTGCTCGCTGGCCGTGGCGCGCGGGCTGTCGGAAATGTGCATCCCTTTCGGGGCAAAAAATTTAATGATTCCGTCTAAATTCATGGTGGTCTCCACTCCACTAATCACGCGAGAACGCCGATCGCCAGCGCGCGGTCTAATGTCTTCAGCAGCAGCTCGGGCTGCGTGCCATATTTTTTCTCAAACGCCTTCATGTCTGCGTGCAACTCGTCGTGATGCGCCCTGCACAGCGGTATCACGAACAGATCATGCGCCTTGGTACCCATCCCACCCTGGCCGTGACCTATCAGGTGATGCGGATCATCAGCCTGCTGGCCGCAGCATGCGCACGGCTGCTGTTTAACCCATCGGGTGTACTTCTCGCACTCCCAGCGGCGGTGCTTCGGGCGCAGCATGAAAGACTCCGGGGACTCCGGGTCAACGCGCAGCGCCAGCACCTGCTTTGCCCTCTCCTGTACGATCTCCGTAGCGGCGGGCATGTGCGTTAGCTCGCTTTCCCGGTAAACCGACTTGACAGGCTCTGCCGGGAGCTGGAGAACGTGACGGGCCAAATCCTCGGGAATGGTGTCGGCCAGGCCGTTACGCGCCAGCCACCAGCACAGCTCCGGGATGGTCAGCTGGTGGTCAGCACCAAAACGCAGATCACCCATGACGAACTTGATGATCCAGGCGGCCATATTCGCCCGGGCCATGTCGCCTAACGTTTTGTTGTGCTGGTCGCGCAGCAGGTTGTCGCAGTGCCAGCACAGGCGAATAGCGCCAGGCTCATGACGCAGCGGGGTCATGTTGGCGTCATGCCAGTCGCTGTGTGGCCACTGGCAGCCAGTACCACGCATCAGCCAGTTCTCCAGCGCCGGGACGCCTCCAACGCGGCGGATCACCCGCTCGTTTTCGAATACCGGCACCAGCAGCGGATCCTCTGCCAGCGGTTGCGCGGCGGGCGGGATTTCTCCCGTCGGCAGGCTGGCCAGTCTCTGCGGCTCGTTCTCCAGCAGTACGCGACCCTGACTGAACAGCGGCAGCAGCTCGGCGCCCGGGCGGAACATCACCACGCCCAGCTCGCGAACTATCACCGGATTGAGTAGCGCTCTCATGCCGCCCGCCCCGCTGCCAGATGCGCCGCCCACAGACCGCCAATCCACTTAACGCCTTTGGCGGTGAAGCGGGCCTGGCTGAATGCATGGTTAGAGATGGCAGCTGTGCCCGTCTTGACCTCAAAGCGCCCAGCCTCGGTGTGCTGGTGGTAAGGGGTCAGCCCGCCGCCCAGCCGGTACATAATTTTGCTGTCCAGCAGGAACGACCTGAACTCCGGCTCTTTGGCCTTAAGAAGCTTCGCCACCTGGCGGAACGACATTGAGCCGCTGGCGGCGACGTAGCGATCAACAAACTCAACTTTAGGCGCGGCGGCCGCAAGCTCCTCGGTCAGGCGCTGCTTTTGCTCAGCCAGATCGGCGGCCAGACGCAAAGCCTCCGGCAGTGACTTCGGCACGCTAACCTGCTGCCCGTTCTCCAGCTCCAGCCAGCGATCGATAATTCGCTTACGCAGCACAACGCTATAACCTGACACCAGCGTCAGGCATAAATCCTTCGGCAGGTGAAACAGCGGATAACTGCGCCCTCTGTCGTCGCGGTAATCTCCTGAGAACTCAGGAGATGAAATACTGAGCTGGTTCAGCATATTGCGAATGTCTGCCATAACATTATCGTGCCTTTTATCGCATAGCTCAGCTATTTCCAGGCTACTCATAGACGGGAAAGCCGATCTTTTACTGAAGTTCGATAACTGATTCATAAATGCCCTCCCGAATTAATAAAATGCTCAATTACCTTAAAGCGGCTTGCAGTGTCGTATGAAGTAAGCAGGACTAATGCCATCTGTTTATCCAGGTAATAACATGGGTAGGTCCGCCCCTTGTCATCGATGTATGTTCCCAGCAGCCAGTCCTTATCAAAGCCCAGAGCCTTATAAATGCGTCGGATGTCCTCCAAAACATGATCGTGTCGTTTACCCAGCTCTTTCGACACTTCTGTGCTTCTTACTGAAATAAAATCCGGCCTAGTGATTAGGCTTTTCAGTTCACTCATCGTTTTCTCCACTTATTCAGGCGGCTGCAACCGCCGGTTGGTATTTACTGATCGTGATCTCTACTCTTCCCTTCCTGGTCACCGGCCCCCACTCCACCAGCATCCGTTTAACCTGGCTGTCGTCCTCCCACACGCCAGCATGCGTAAGCGCGTCAAATAGCGCCTTGTTGTAGTTGTCGATATCCCGGCTGCGCTCATCCGGCGGGAACAGGGTGATCTCCACCGCTGCCAACTCCCTGGACGGCTTCGGCAGGCGGCGCAACTGCTCGACAATCGCGACACAGGCTGCGCTCTGGTACTTACGCCCTGCGGCGCTGATAAGATGCCTACCCTTTAACGGCCCCTTGTTCGGGGCGCGCCAGTAGGTGTTAACGCTCGGCGGGAACGGCAGCACCAGTTTCATTCGTCCTCCAGCACCAGGTGCATTTCGAATGGGTGATTAGCGCCGGCATAGCAGAGCGATCCGAAATGGCTCATAACCGACCAGAGCTGCATAGTCACCATGCCGTTTACGTCAGCAGCAGGTGGAGTGAACGCCAGAGAAAGGCCTGGATGGTCAGAAATCATTTCGTCATGCTGGCGCTTCAGCTCAGCGATCGCGTCGTCTGTAAGTTTCAGCTTTACGGTGCTGTTCAGGTTTAACTGAATCATCTGCTGCTTTGGCTGGTGGTTAATGGTTATGCCGCGGTGCGCGCCTGGTGCAATCGTGATCACCCCTTTGCGCTGGAGCGCCTTAAGCATCAGGTGTGCTGCGGTCGGCGATGCGATCCCCATCATGCGGGCCAGCTCGGCATTGCTGGGCGCGTAGCCCCGCTCTTTGTAGAATCTCACCAGCAGATCGAAAACCTCCTGCTGGCGCACGGTTAACTGTTTCATGCTGCCTCTCCATTTTGCGACGCGATCAGCGTCTCAGCCACAGCGATGTCACCCCACTGAACGGTAACCGCTGTCGGATTCGTAACACTGTCGGCTGCCCAGACGTGAGCGAACTTGGACTCTTTGAATGTGTACTCTTCCTTGTCGCCGAACGCCGCGCGCACGCAGGCCCATACTTCAACACCGCTTACCGAGAGAATTTCCTCCTGCCGAAGCGGTAAAGCCTCTTCCGACTTTTGTGTAGTCGGTTCCGGTTCTGCCGGCGCCACTACCTGCACCTGTTCGACTGCCGGAATAGTTTCCGGAATATTTTGTTGCTGAACTTGGGGTAATAGGCGCTTCGCCTCCCGGCGGATCTGCGCCAGGAACGCATCGCCGCGCGCTTCCAGCTCGTTCCGGCTGATATAGCTCATCGCTGGACCACCCCACTTCTTATCAAACACGACTACTGCACCAGCGAAGAATGCGCCGGTAGGTACCTGTTTTTCGTCTTTCGGGATGAACCAGTGCGGAAGTTCGAAACCAATACGCCCGCGGATAAAGGCCACATGGTCGGCGTCTTCCGGCCACCACACTTCGCTGGTGGCAGCCTTAATGAGGAACACGTAACGTCCGCCCTTTTCCCGCATGGCGCTGGCGTGCTGCATGATGTAGCGCATGCCCGTAATGTATTCACCATCGTGCTGCGATGCCCGGCTGTAGGGCGGGTTGCCGTAGGCAGCACCATGCAGTTCAGCCAGACGCTCGGACCAGTCCTGCGTAAGCGCGTTGTCCTCTGCGGTGTAGTACGCCTCGCATTTGTTGTTCTCGCCGTCAGTAAACAGATCCAGCACCAGCGGCCCGAACATAGCGTTAATACCCCAGAAGATGTTTTCCGGCGTGCGCCACTGATCGCCAACTTCTTTGAGCTCATGTGCCGGACGCGTGCGCAGTTCGGCCAGTGCCTGGCAATATGGGTTAAGCATCGTTTCCTCCTACGTAGCGGCCAGCAACGCAACTTTCGTCACCATAGCCTGTTGTCATGCCACCCAGGCAACGCAGACGATGACTGCGGTAGCGTTCACGATCGTTAGAGGATTTGGCAGCGTCGTAGGCAGTGAGCCATGCATCTGCAGCGCGGCGCCACAGGCATTTGCTCTCCAGTTCAGCGGCCTTCTGCTCCAGTGCTGTCAGCCTGCTGTCACAGGCAGCCTGCGAATCAACGAAATAACGAAACCCGTCACCACTATCGAATCGCTGGATCTCCCCGCAGAGCCAGAGGCTATCAATCGCGCCATACACGGTGCGGCGATTAACGCCCGGCAGCGCTGCGGCAATCTGTGACGGCAACTGGCTTGGGTTAGTTTTGATATGCTGAAAAACCTGCTCGATAGCTGTCATCCGTTCACCACCCGGAAGCCTTTAGCCCCCTGCGAATAATCGGTGTCGGCATAGCTGGATTTAAACAGCGGATCTTCTTTGATTCCGGAGCTGGCTGGAGCCATCCAGTTGTCTTCGTAATGCCGATCCGGCCCAAAGAACGTCCTGGCCTGCTTAACGTACTCGGTGCCGGTCTTGCCTGTCTGGCTGACAAATGTGGCATAGCGCTTAACGCCTTCCAGCATGTCGGCTGGCTCTACGCCTTCCCGAACGCGAGCATCCCAGGCTTTCAGCGCAGAGGCTTTAGGGTTTCCACCAGCTCGCTTCGGATATAACGACCAGGCCAGATCAAATAATGTTTCTTTGACTGGTTCTTTGACTGATTCAAATAAGTGACTGATTCCGGGTGCAGCTCCTGCACCACTAACCGGTGCAGCATTTGCACCACCTGGTGCAGCAGTTTCACCACCTGGCGCAGGACGTGCACCAGAGGGTGCAGCATTTGCACCAGTGCGCAGGTTAAGGGTGTAAACGTTTGTACGGTTCAGACCGTTAGAAGATTTACGCTCTTCGACAGACACGAAGCCATCTTCAACCAGCTGTTTGATGTGGTTCTGCACAGAGCGCTCTGATATTTCACACTGCTCTGCGATATAGGGAACGGAGGGCCAGCATTCGCCCTGATCGCTGGCGTTATCTGCGAGTTTGATCAATACGAGCTTGCGCAGCGGGTTACCCACTTTCGCTTTCATAGCTCGGACCATTAATTCCATGCTCATCTGGGCCTACCTCAACTTCTCGATAATCGCGCTTGAAGACCTGAAGCGGGCTGGAGCATTCGTTTGGGTAGCCAGACCGCAGATAGATAACGCGCTGCGATTCTGGTTCCCACCGGATGACGCGGACGGGGATTCCCCGGCGGTCTTTGAACCAACGGTTAATTTCTCCCACTCTTTACGCCCCTTCTCGTTCATTGCCGAAAACGCGCCTACCATGTTGCCAGCAGGCTGGTAGTTGTGGCCGCCGTCGGCCGAACGTAATATCTGCTCATAGCCGAACGGGGCAGCTTTTCCCACCAAGGGAGCGCACCGAAATTGCGTTGCTGGTCTGTATCGGTTTAAACTGTTCATGCGTAGTTTCTCCACTTACTGAAATGACGCGCCAGACGCCTCGAGCTGCACACTCGGGGCGTCACCCTTTCTGGATGTCATGAACACTTCCACCGCCTGATCTGAAACGCCGTACAGAGCCATAAAGCCCATGAAGCCGTGGAACTGATGACGGATGGTTTTACGGAAGAGTTCGGAAAGCTTTTTCCGCTCATGACGGTCAATCACCCCATCACCAGCTGCTTCGATCTGCGCCTGCGCCAGCATGCCTTTCGCCGCGTTCGCCTGCATGTCGAGGGAATAGAGATCGACATTATCAATGCTCTCCGGCTTAGGTACGTCCACCAGCAGCTTGCCAACACGCGCTGCGGCGTACTCCGCCAGCATCGAAACGCCGGACAGATCTTCCATACGCTCCAGTTCCGCCAACGTAAAGAAACGGCTGCCGCACTTCTGGTACATATGGTTGTGGAAGGTGTCGATGCTCATATCGAGATCGGCGGCCATGCCCAAACGTCCGCCCGGGTGGGCCTTGCACATAGCTGTAATCGCTGCCTTGATGCTGTCTACCATGATCGTTTTCCTTTGGTAGTTACGGTTATGCTGCCGTTTGGTTAGGATTTGCTGGAGACGAAGACGCCAGAGACTTCAAAATCTCTTCTGTGGTGACTTCGCCGTTGGTTGCCTTAACGAGTGCAGAGATGTATCGGGAGCTGATTTCAGCACCGTTTAACCACTTACTTACCGTGGACTGGCCGACGCCGACCTGTTTTGCCAGATCAGATTGCGAACCAGCAATGTTGATAGCTTTCTCGATAACGTGATTCATGGGTTTATTCCCTCCTTCATAACTATGCTCAATTATGCTTTAGGGAATAGATTTATGCAAGTCGCTAGCGACTTTGACAGGGTATGCTTGCAGGAATAACTTTGAAGGATGAAAACACTAGGCGAACGACTGGCTCAGGCCATGACGGAAACTGGCTTCCAAAGCCAGACAAAACTCGCAAAAGCTGCGGGTATTGAACAATCTGTTATTTCTAAAATTCTGGCAGGAGGAAGCAAAACCTCCAAGCACAGCGGCAAGCTGGCCGCAGCATTAGGTATTAGCGCAGATTGGCTAATCAATGGTGCTGGCTCTATGTTTGGTGGTGGTGATTCCTCTATCCAAAAGGTCGATGTATCCAAGCTGGTAAAGGTTTACGACGAGAACGGCGACACCGGCGAAGTTGTTACCTGGTTTGCTGAAGTACCTGATCACTATCGCGCCTATTTTATCAAGCGCAACACAGGGATAGCTCAAGCTCCTACAGGGGCGGTTGTGATTGTAAACCCCAAACAGAAGCCAGCTACCAATGATCTTGTTCTCACCTTAATTTCCGGTGTTATCTCTGTCTTCAGGTATCACATATCAGGGGATGGAGCAGGTTTTCTGTCAGTTGACGACCCTCGAATCCCATTGGCATCGGTACGTTCATCAGAAGATGTGGTCGGCCCAATAATGCAAGTCTTCATCCCTGAATTGAATAAGTGAACCACCTCACTGTCAGAAGCTGAAGAGTAATCAAACTTTCCAGCTTCTGTTCTGACTAACAACGTCCCCATACCGCCCCCCTTACTCGCCTGTAAATCTATTATTAACCAGGCAAATTTAACTGTATACCTATCCAGTATATAAGCACGATATAGCAACTTCTGCAAAAAAAATCACTCAGGCCTGCTGCGGACAAAATCCCATTGGAATACTTTTTATTATTCTCTGTTGACTAATTTTATTCTCGTGCGCATACTCTAAGCATTAACAGCGAACAGGCAGGACGCCCACGCAGTAGCCGCCCCAGGCGTATGAAGATGGGGATGATTCGCCAGAACCAGAACGCAGGAGAGTTTATGTGCAAGCCAGAACCAAAGATCGTAGCTAACGGGCTT